TAACACAACTGCATCTGCTGCTAGCTAATAGCACTCATTAAATTCATGCCTCGTCCTCATTAAGTTGGGGACGGGGTATTTTTTCATTTTTACAATTATGCCACTAACTACAAAACTAGAAGCCGTCAATACGATGCTGGGTAACATTGGGGAAAGCCCGGTGACTCAAATCACTGTTACTTCCACTCTGCCTATCTCTGCGGTCACCGCGATCACCGTGTTAGACGAAGTTAGTCGCGAGGTTCAGTCAGAGGGATGGCACTTCAATACGGTAAACAAACAAACACTTAGCCCTAACAGCAGCGATGAGATTGTTCTCGCGGCTGACATTATGCACGTAGATACCCTGGATAACTCTAAGGACATTGTGCAGCGCGGAGGGAAGTTGTTTAACCGTGAAGACAACACATTCACTTTCACAGGAGACATTGACGTTCGGTTGATGTTCCTTTTAGATTTCACGGATCTCCCTGAACAAGCACGGAGATACATTACACTCAAAGGCTCAAGGGTCTTCCAGGCACGCACCGTCGGGTCTCAGGAGCTTGAGCAACAGATCCTACGGGATGAACTTAAAGCACGTTATACCCTCGAGGAGATGGACGGCCAGGGAGCCGACAGGACCATCTTTGATAACTACGATGTTGCCTCGTGCCTTGGTATTAACCGCAACTACGATCTACTCTAATAATGCCTTTAATTAATACATCATTACCAAACCTTATTCAGGGGGTTAGCCAGCAGCCCGATGCCACTCGGTTCTCGGGACAATGCGACGAGCAGGTTAACTTCATGAGTAGTGTTGTTGATGGATTAACAAAACGGAACGGCACTAGGTTTGTCCAAAGACTAGGCGCTGCTGACCTTACCCTTTCGGGAGATAGCTTTATTCACTTTATCAACAGGAGCGAAACTGAGCGATACGTATTACTACACAATGGCACTAAGCTCTATGCTTACAATGTGCTCAGCGGAGACGAAGCGAGTATTGAGGTAGATGGAGTAGTGCATACAGGAGGCTATACGACTGCTGGCACTTACCTTGATGTGTCTGCTAGTGACGAAACTGCTAGAGATGTCCTTAGAGCTACTACGGTGGTAGACGGCACGTTTGTTGTTAACAGGAACAAGATAGTAGGCATGGATGATACATCGCGTTCTAGTTCATTAGATAAAGAAGCACTTATCTTTGTTAAACAAGGAGACTATGTAAAAGAGTATTCTTTAGATATTGAGTATAATAGCTCGTCAGTCTTGGCCGCTGGGGTGGATTTAACATACACTAAGTCATCTGGAGGCAAACCTTTAGGTCATACCTATAGACTTACAGGGGCTTCTGTTCAATCCGCAGGGACTGGTTACAAAAATGGAGACATATACAAAATTCTTACATACCCCACTACTCATGCAGGGAAAAAGCTGCTCTCAGGGTTTATTGGAGGAGGAGGGACTGACGCAAGTTTAAAATTAACAACAAACTCCGCGTCAGGCGCTGGGGCAATATCTGCGGTAGCAATTGAAAACGCAGGGCCACTCTTATTCTTTGATAAGGCTGAGACCATAGGTTCTTCTTTTACGATTACTGTTGCCTTAGAGACTCCTTCTGGTGAGGGGATTGATGTTTCTAATAATCAAACAACGGCATCAATTAGAGTTCATTCTGAAAAAGAAGATAAACCTATCAGTGCTGACACATCCAGAATAACTGAAGTAATTGAAAAAGGGGGTGGAATCGCTAGTCACCACCCAGGCCAATCCGCCCCCACCCCTGTAGGATTTGCCTCGGCCACTGCGTTCCCTGGCATTAACTCGTCAGGGGGTAATGCTGAGTTTGATTTAACGCGAGAAGGAAATTTAATTATCCTCAAAAGAGGAAGCGGTAAAACTGACTTTAACATTAAAGCCAAGGACGGACTTGGAGGAGGCGCACTAGGAGTCGTCTACAAGGAGGTAGGCGCAATCACTGACCTCCCCTTGTTTGCTAAGAACGGCTTCCGGGTCAAGGTTCGTGGGGACGGTGAACTATCTTCCGACGACTACTACGTCGAATTTAAGACAGATGATGAGGACCAAGAGATCGGCACAGGCTCGTGGGTTGAGACTGTGGCCCCAGAGACTATTCAAAACTACGACACAGATACTCTTCCTTTATTCATCACAAACACGGACTTAAACAAATTCAAGATACAACCACTTAACACTGCACCACGAAGCGTAGGGGATGACATAAGTAACCCGTTTGCCTCGTTTCTGGCTAAGAAAATCCAGAACAGTGTGTTCTTTAAGAATCGCTTAGGGTTTGTCTGTGGTAGTAATGTAATACTTTCTGAAGCTGGGTTAGGACGAGTAAATGACAAGGGGATCTTTGAGTATAACTTTGGTCGAACAACAGTCACAACTCTTCTCGACTCAGACCCGATTGACATCATTGTTGAGTCTGACCGAGTCACTGACATCACCGCAGCAGCTGCATCCCAAGAGAACCTTATCTTGTTCTCAACGAACGGGCAGTTTGTTCTCAAAGGCGAAGACCTACTGACGCCTAAGACGGTCTCAGTGAAGCCCATCACGAACTTCGAGTATAACAATGAGACCGACCCTGTTTCTGTTGGTTCGTATATCTATTACCCATTTGACTTAGGGAACAACACAGGCATCCGGGAGTTCTCACTGAACAAGACCACAGACGTCTACGAGTCTACGGACATCACTGAGCAAGTCCCTCGGTATATCCCTAAAGACATCACATACTTCTCTGGGTCACTCTCAGAGAATCTATTGGGCATCCTGTCAAAGGACGAAGACCAGTCTCTTTACATGTATCGTTACTTCTTTAGTGAGAACAAGAAGGTCCTGAGCTCGTGGTTCAAGTGGGACTTTAACATGAAAATACGAGGCTTTGAGTTTATTGACTCAACGCTTTACTTGATTGTGGCTAACCCAACAACAAACATTCCCTCTATAGTTAGCATGCCTTTGAACTTTGATGGGGAAGATGAAGGCCTTGCGGCATATGCTTTAAATGGTAGTTCATTAACAACAACACTCACAACTTCCCCAGATGACGATGTCACACACTTAGACATGCGGATTCCGGCAATGATTTATAATGATCAGGTGAAGTTCCCTACGTTTACGGCAGGGAGCACTAGGCCGCTTAGAGAGAACATTAGCACATTTGTAGTTGGAGGCACATCCTATAGCCCCTACTTAGCTACCTCTGATATTTCCGTATACACGGACAGGGGAGTAAAGATCCCTGTGACTGTCACGACGACTACCTACACAGACTCAGAGGGTAACGTAATACCATTAACGACTTCACTCGCAGTGACCACTACAGGCGTATGGCCCAACAACACATCAGTGTGGGTAGGCTATGAGTTCACCAGTTCTTACACGTTCTCTGAGCAGATCTTTAAGGGCCAAGCAGGGCAAGCACGCACACCTAACGCAGCGGCCAAGCAGTTCATTAAGAATCTATCGCTTTACCACACGCGAACCTCAGACTATAAGGTCAAAGTGACGCCGGATAAACGAGCACAATATACTAACGAGTTCCCTGAGTCATTCACGGGCGCTGGGAGCTCACTACGCACTGAGCTCAAAGACGGATTCTTTAGGGCCCCTGTGTTTACCTCAAGCCAGAACGTAGAGATCAAGCTGGAGAACGATGGGGCTAAGCCTAGTAACTTCCAGTCTGCTGAGTTTGAAACCTTCCTGCACACACGATCAAGTCGATATGGAGCCTAAGCACACCTATGGTGATTGTTCTATTGTCCAAGCAACAATGTTCCATGCGAACAAGCTCAAGGACAACTTAAGGTTCCACGACGCCCTCGAGTGTGAGCTTTTGGGACATACCCCTAAGGAAGCGCTGAGCCTGGCACTGTCGCTCGACTACAAGACCTACACGGCACTCGGGCCTGACAAAGAGCCGTTCGCTATGTTCGGCTCAGGGTCATCTGAGGATGGTGGTTATATATGGATGCTTGGCACACCTGATGTCACTAAGCACAAGAAGAATTTCGTTCGGGCATCTCGAGCCTGGGTCCAATACCTTTCCAAGCCCTTTGGTATCACCTCTAACGTGGTCCTCAAAGACAACAAACAAGCCATACGCTGGCTGAAGTTCTGTGGCGCTAAGTTTCTACAAGAAGTAGAGATCTCGTCACATTCATTTTACGAATTTATCATTACAACAAAATAGACTAATATGTGTTTACCTATATTTGGTGCAGCAGGAGCAGCACTACTCGGGACTACTGGGGCTACTACTGGTGCATTAGCGTATACTGGCGTTATCGCGCAGGCAGTTGGCACCATGTCTGTGCTTGGGCCACTTGCTCAGGGAATGCTCACAATTGGCGCTCAGGGGCAACAAGCCTCAATGCAGGCCGAGGCGCAGAAACGCGCTACGATTGCTGAGAATGCTCGATACAGTCAGCAGGTATCTGCGATGCGTAAACAACAAGCCACGGAGTCGCTAAGGCTCGCTCAGGAGGTCTCAGCGGCCAACCGGGCAAGCATGGAGGCCATGGCTCGTAAGGAAGTGTCAGCCGCCGAGGGAGGCATAAGCCTTCAGTCTGCTAGTTTCCTTTCGGAGATGAGAGACATTGAGAGGCAGGTAG